CTATTTAAGAACAAAATATAAAGGATTCGTCATAATTTTAAAAAGGGTATTATAATATGGAAAAAACTTTAAAAACAACTGAGTTTAAAATTGTAGATGATTATAGTGAAGTTCTTAAGGACTCTGTTAATAATCGTGCTGGTCAAGATAGAAAAAGACCTAAAGGGTTTGTTGAAATATATGACGTACAACCAAATGGTAAAAAGAAACTTATAGGTCGTAATAATTTAATCGTTTATATAGGTCGTGAGCAACTAGCTCAACGTTTAGTTAATAGAAATAATTCAAATGTTACATCAACTAAAGACGAATTTTTATGTTGGTTTGGGTTAGGAACTGGGGGAGTTATACCCGGTGATCCTTTAAATCCACAACCTCCAGCACTTACAGATACTGACTTATATAGTTTAGTGATGATAAATTCTACTAATTCATCTGCTGCTGATTACTGGGCTATCCCAGATGCTGATCACCTAGAAGTAGGATATTATAAAATACCTTTTGATGGAATTACATTTAAGCAGGATTCTTTAAATGATGATAAATGGTTAGCTATTAAAATAGAGACTACTGTTGGAGTAGATGATGCTAATGGAAAACAATTAAGTGAAGCAGGATTATATACTGCAGAATCCTCATCTGGAGGGTATGGTGGTCCGTTTACTCTCTTTGCTAGAGTTACCTACCCATCAATAGTTAAAACAGTTGACCGAAGATTAATATATTATTGGTATTTGTTTTTATAAAAATTTTAATTAAAAGGAGTATAAACATTCTAGAAGTCCACGAAAGCGTATCTTATAACAAATAGAGAAGTTATTATATTCAACCGGAAAGATTCTAAAAATGTAGAGAAGAAAAATTTAGAGAAAAAATAAAAATAAAAACGGAGGATACGCTATGGCTAATGTCTCACCGGGTGTCTATACTAAAATTATAGACCTTTCGCAATTCGTCCAAGCAGTCCCTTCAACAATTGGATTCATTTCTGCTATTACAGAAAAGGGAGAAGATAATGTTCTTAAGTTTATCGGATCCAGAGCAGACTTTATCTCAGAATTTGGTGAACCAAATATTTCAACTTATGGTAAAAACTACGGGCAAGGACCATATTGTGCGTATAATTATCTAGGTGAAGCTGGTTCACTTTATTTTATGAGATGTCTTCCAGATAATGCTGCATATGCAAATATAAGAATTGATGCTACGTTAGCAGCAGCTGATAATACAGCATCAATGAAAGTTACTTATATTGAAGGTATCAACACTGAAGAAGAATTTGGTACTAATTTGCAGAATGTAGGGGATGATTATCCAATTTGCTTCTTACGTCCAATTGGAAGGGGTCAATGGTATAACGTTCTTGGAATAAGGTTAACGGAGGTTTCAAATCCAACCTTCTGGGATACTTACATTCTTGACATCTATGAAAAACAATCAGATGGTCAAGAAGTGATTATTGAATCGTTTGAAGTTTCATTCGATCCTAAAGCAAGAGATACAGCTGGAAGCTCGATTTGGATTGTTGACATTTTGAATTTGTACTCAACAGTTCTAAGAGCAGAAATGTATAAAGATGCAAATGCAGAGACTTTCTCAGATGGATATGATATTAATATTCGTGTTTATGATAAAGAAATTGGTACAACATCAGTTATATTGACTAATGGTTCAGCTGAAATTACAGATATTAAACAAGATTTCTCTGATTGGGAATCTAATGATTATGTTATAATTGCTAAGGATGCCAGAGGAACTGAAATTTGGGGTTGGTTAGGAACCGCAAATGGAACAGACGATGAAAGCATTTCTGTTTACTCAGATAGAGCATTGACTATTCAAAATTGGAATGGAGAAACTACATCTTTTGATATTAATACTGATATTGAGTATAGAATCAAAAAATCTTGGGGTTCTGTTGCTCAAGCATTTACTTCATCTGAACCAGTTCCATTGAGAAAAGGTAGTGATGGAGATCTATTACAAGCTGATGGTTCTCTTGATACTGCTGAAGCTACAACATTATTAAGTCAAGCATATAATGGAATTATTGATGATAATGTATTAGATACTGAGAATATTTACTTCTCAATGGTATTTGATTGTGGTTATCCAGATGATGTTAAGAGTTCTATTAGTACACTATGTCAAACAAGACGTGACTGTGTTGGTATTCTTGATAATGGTGATAATGCTTCAGTTACCTTAGCTCTAAATGAAAGAAACAATACTCATACATATAACAATTATTTTGTTGCTTTATATGAATCATATAATAAAGTCTTTGATAGTTTTACTGGACAAGATGTATGGTTCTCACCAGTATATCATATGTCATATATCTTACCAAGAAATGACACTGTTGCAGAGATTTGGTTTGCAGCAGCTGGATATGAGAGAGCAGCAATTGACACAATTAAAGAGTTGAGATTTAATCCAAGATTGGGTGAGAGAGATCAACTTTATTTGAAACAATTAAATCCAATAGTTAAGTTTAATCCTGGTTAT